ACAGGACTCACACTCTACTACCACGGCTTACATGCAGAGATGAAAGACAACCGAACCGAGTACTTCTACAAGACTAGGTACAAGGGTGTCAGCCGTATCTATGGAGGTAAGGTAGTGGAGAACGTGTGTCAGTCTATAGCTCGCTGTGTTATAGGTTGGCAGATGCTACGCATTGCGAAAAGGTATAAAGTAGCAATGACAGTACATGACTCTGTTGTGTGTTGCGTACCAGAAGATCAGGTTGCAGACGCGCAAGCCTACGTAGAGGAGTGTATGCGTAGCCTACCCGATTGGGCAGACGGGCTACCTATCGACTGTGAATCAGGTGTGGGTAAATCATACGGGGATTGTGACTAATGAAACAGCATATGAATTGCCCTAAGTGCGGCGTGGAACTACACCACTTCGACCCTAAACTCATGGTACTTGCTGAAGTACTAAAGATGTTTCCTGTTAGTGAGTCAACGTGGTGGGCAGGTATCAGTAGGGGTATCTACCCAAAACCATTACGCCTAAGCCCTAGACGTGTAGCTTGGCGTGTCGAAGATATACATGCACTAATAGACAATTTGGGGACTGTGACTGATGACACCTGAGCAAGAAGAACGAGTTATACAAGCTATAGAAGATATAGCGGATGCTCTACAGGAGTTGTTAGAGATAGCTAAAGGAGAGGAAAACAGTGAGTCGTAAATGGTCATTCAGTCGATTGAAGTCGTTCGAGCAATGCCCCCGTCAGTTCTACTACGAGAAGGTAGCACGTAAGTACGTACAGAAAGAGACTGAAGCCATGCGGTACGGCACTGCCGTACATGAAGCGGCTGAGTTCTATGTGCGGGATGGTACACCCATCCCCGCTAAGTACGGCTACATGAAGCCGATACTAGATAGCCTCATTGCTATCAAGGGAGAGAAGTTGTGTGAGTATGAACTTGCAGTAACTTCCAACCTTGAGCCGTGCAAGATGGAGGACGAGGAGGCTTGGTTCAGGGGCATAGCCGACCTAATTATCCTCGACAAAAGCAAGGGTGTGGCTAAGGTGCTAGACTACAAGACAGGTAAGTCAGCCCGTTACGCAGACACAGGACAGCTAGAGCTAATGGCGCTCGCAGTATTTAAGCACTTCCCTGAAGTGGATACTGTACAGGCTGGCTTGCTTTTTGTTGTGTGTGATAAGTTCATACGTGAGACGTATACCAGAGATCAGGAAGCTGAGCTTTGGGAGAAGTGGCTGAAAAAGTATAGTCGCATGGAGAAGGCATACGAGACAGACGTATGGAACCCTAACCCTAGTGGCTTATGTAAACGGCACTGTCCAGTGACAGAATGCCCTAACAATGGGAATCACTAGTATGCCCTACAAGAATCCGAAGAAAGACCGTGACTACAAGAAAGAGTATCAGCTTCAAAAAGAGCGGGGCGAGAATCCAGCCCGTGCTGAGCGCCAACGTGCAAGACGTAAGATGGACAAAGAAAGTCCAGATCGAAACGGTAACGGCAAGGCCGACAAGCGTGAAGGAAAAGACGTTGCCCACAAGAAAGCACTATCTAAGGGTGGCTCTAACAAAGATGGTGTAACTGTACAGTCCCGCAAGAAGAATCGTGCGGCTGGCGGTGCCATGAGTAAGCCCCCTAAAAAGGGTGCAAAGAAAAAGAAATAGCGTATACTGAAATTCAGCCACCCCTCCGTCAGGGTTGTTTGCTGGTCTACCCCACCAGTGGTTGAAACGGGGTAAACATACATATTAAAGCAGAGTGAACGTACACACGTTTCGCTCTATTTTTGCGTTGCTGTAAGGAGAGATACAGTGCAGATAATAGACAACAAGGCACTACTGTTACGCCTCAAGAACCCCAAGCAGGTTACGACAGTGATACCCAAGAGCAAGGAGCTAGCTAACAATCAGGTGCTAGTGAACTGGGGTATAGAAGAGGTACAGGTACTACGCAATCTAAATATAAAAGCCCCCTCGCCAATCACTATGAAGTACGACTGGCCCGGACTGCACAAACCATTCGACCATCAGAAATCTACCGCAGCTTTTCTATCTCTAAACAAACGAGCGTTCTGTTTTAACGAGCAAGGCACAGGCAAAACTGCATCAGCTATTTGGGCGGCTGACTATCTTATGAAGCGTAATAAGATAAAGCGCGTTCTCATAGTATGCCCCCTATCTATCATGGATATGGCATGGAAGAACGACCTGTTCACCTTTGCCATGCACCGCAAGGTAGCCGTGGCATACCACTCTAAAGCCGAGCGCCGCAAAGAAATTATTAACTCAGATGCTGAGTTCGTCATCATCAACTATGACGGCATGAATATTGTGTACGATGAGATAGCTAACGGTGGCTTCGACCTAATCATCGTTGATGAAGCTACGCACTATAAAAATACACAGACGAAACGATGGAAGCTACTGTACTCGTTGGTGAAGCCTAACACTTGGCTATGGATGATGACGGGTACACCAGCCGCACAGTCACCACTAGATGCGTTTGGCTTAGCTAAGCTTATCAACCCGACAGCAGTACCTAGATACATGAGTGCGTTCCGCGACCAAGTAATGCTCAAGGTATCTAACTTCCGCTGGATACCAAAGGAAGGTGCAACTGACATGGTGTATAACGCGCTACAGCCAGCGATACGTTACACCAAAGAGGAGTGCATGGACTTGCCAGAGCTTACATACGTTAAGCGTAATGTTGAGCTTACGCCACAACAGAACAAGTACTACAAACAGCTCAAGAAGAATGCCTTGATCGAGGCAGGTGGCGAGGAGATAACAGCCGCCAATGCCGCCATAGTTATGAACAAGCTACTGCAAATATCTTGTGGTGCTGTCTACTCAGACGATGGTAACACCGTGCAGTTCGACATAAAGAACCGCTACGCTGTGTTGAAGGAAGCGATAGACGAGTCCAGTCAGAAGGTGCTTGTGTTCGTACCGTTCCGTAACACCATAACGTTACTACGTGACAGACTTGTACAGGACGGTATCACTACGGATGTGATACACGGTGACGTAGCAGCTAGCAAACGTACCGATATATTTGAGCGATTCCAAAAGACCAACGACCCTCGTGTGCTGATTATCCAACCGCAGTCAGCCGCGCATGGTGTAACGCTTACTGCCGCCAACACCATCGTATGGTGGGGACCGACTTCATCACTAGAAACATATGCACAGGCTAACGCACGTGTACATCGTAGTGGTCAGCGCCACCCGTCAACGGTAGTTCAATTGGTCGGAAGTGACGTTGAGAAACATATTTACCGCCTATTGGACAATAGGATAGATGTTCACTCAAAAATGATTGATTTGTACTCAGAAGTAGTTGAATAATGCTTTTTAGTACGATATTGTACGTAAACCAACACAATGAGGAATACCAGCATGACCGAATCAGTTAACGGTGTGTCGTTAAACGACCTAACCTCCACCTATCTGAAACTCAAAGGCAAACGTGCAGAACTAAAATCCAAGTTCGATGCACAAGATGCCGATCTTCGTGAGAAGCAAGACGTTATCAAGCGTGCTCTGCTCGACTACTGCAAAGAGACAGGCGTTGAGAGTGTGCGTACTGAGAGTGGTTTGTTCTATCGTTCTGTAAAAACTAAGTACTGGACGAGCGACTGGGACTCTATGTACAAGTTTGTAGTAGAGCACGATGTTCCCAACTTCTTCTCTAAGAGTCTGAACCAGACAAACGTCAAACAGTTCCTAGAAGATAATCCTGACCTGATGCCAAAAGGCTTGAACATAGATCAAGAGTACTCGGTGTCGGTGCGTAAGAAGTGAGAACGTTATGGACCAAGAATTTGAACCATATGTACCCACGGAAGATGTTGCAAAACTATTCAACGTCAACCAAAAGACTATCCGTGCATGGGTACGTCAGGGGTTCATCACCCCACAGTCGTACGTCAAGCTTGGGCACACGCTTAGGTTTCGACTATCACGAGTGTTAAAAGATGTGGAGCGTCTGCACGAAGGGCAGACTTCACTAAACGAAGAAAAACCCGAAAAACCCGAACAACCAAAACCAGCGCCTAAAGAAGTAGAACTACCAGACTACGACCTAGACGCACTTGTTGATGATGAACTCTAAGGAGAGTACCAATGTCTGAACTATCTATGTTTTCAAAAGAACTCGCTAACAGCGACCTGTTCAAAAAGATGCTTGCTGTAAACAGCAACCTGAGCAACGGTGGCGGTAGCGGTCTAACAACTCGCCGTATCTCACTCAAAGGCGGCAAGTTCCGTCAGATGGTAAACGGTGAGCAGATCAGTGTGTCTAAAGATAACGAGATGAACGTAGTGATCGTAGATGCTGCACCTATCTCACGTACTTACTACGAAGGTGTATACGACCCAAGCAACCCTGCACCACCTGCTTGTTGGTCAAACGATACTAACACCAAGCGCCCAGCCGAAGCTGTACCTGCCGAAACACGTCAGGCTAGTAGCTGTAATAACTGCCCTAAAGACATTAAGGGTAGCGGTCAGGGTAACTCACGTGCATGTCGTTTTGGTCAGCGTCTGGCTATCGCTATCGAGGGTGATCTGGACAAGGTGTACCAGCTACAGCTACCAGCTACATCCATCTTTGGTGACGCTAAGGGTGACAAATACCCTATGGGGGCGTATGCTCGATTACTGAGCGCTAACAACGCACCAGCTTCTGCCGTTGTCACTACCATGTACTTCGACGAAGAAGCCGAGGTGCCAAAGTTGTACTTCAAGCCTGCACGCCCTCTCAACGAGGAGGAGCTACAGCAGATTCTTAAGCTACAAGAATCGGAAGAAACTAAGCGCGCTATAGAGTTTACGGTTGCACAGACTGACAAGCTGATTGCATCAGATGCGCCAGCTAAGAAGGAAGCAGCGCCGAGCCTATTCAAGGAAGAAGTGGCAGAACCTGTGGTAGTAGAAAAGAAAGCTAAGGTTGCAGAAGCATCCTCACTTGCAGACATTATCAAAGATGTAGCGGCTGAGTGGGATGACGAATAAATAAGAACATAGCGGGGCGGCTACCAACTGCCCCGCTTTTAAAGGAAACCAGCGAATGGATACGATCCAGTTCTTGCAAGCGGTATTGTCCGCTAACGGTAAATACTACTGCGTCACCGTAAAGCACGTTGAAAACAAACCCATCAAAGAAGCCCTAACCCAAACCGCTGTACACTCCATAGAAGACTTAGCCGCTAAAGCACACGAAGCGGATAGAAAGGGTCTAGATGCATACTTCGCTCTCGCTACATTCGGTGAAGAGAACAACCGTAAAGCTGTAAACGTAGTAGAGCTAAAGGCACTCTTCCTCGATATAGACTGTGGTCCTGCAAAGGATTACCCCGATCAAGTTTCTGCATTCCGTGCGCTAGTTAAGTTCTGCAAGCACTACAGCTTACCTAAGCCGATAGTAGTGAACAGTGGCAACGGTCTACACATATACTGGCCCCTGACTAGGGGTGTGACACTAGCAGAGTGGAAGCCTGTAGCTATGCGCCTCAAAGAAGCATGTAGCTCGTTCGGGCTTATATGTGACGAGAAGGTAACAGCAGATGCTGCACGTGTACTACGTGTTGTAGGTACACATAACCACAAGCGCGAAGCACTGCTTGTGGAACGCATGGGCTTTGAAGAAGTAGAACTAACCGACCTGTCCATGTTTAACGCCAAGCTCGGCGGACTAAACCTGACACCAGTTCCCTCGTTCCCGTCACTACCTACGGCTAAAGACCCACTACTAGCGCACTACACCAAGAACTTTGTTAGTAGCTTTAAGAAGATATTCACCAGCGGTGAGTGTGCACAGGTACTCAACCGTGTAGCTACACGCGCTGAAGCCTCGTACGATGAGTGGACAGAGATGCTTGCCCTTGCACAGCAGTGTGAGGACAGAGAGAAAGCGATAAAGATAGTATCTGCTGGACACCCTGACTTTGATTACGACTTCGCCCTACAGAAAGCAGCTACATTCGACGGACCTACGCTCTGCTCTACGTTTGAGAAAACCACGCCGGGTTTCTGTGCTGGTTGTAAGCATCAGGGCAAGATCAAGTCACCCATCATAATCGGCAAAGAGATCGCTACGGCTGACGAACCAGAAGTGAAAGTCGTAGAAGGTGAGCACTTACCTGCACCGACAGAAGTCACAATACCTAAGTACCCAAGGGGCTATGCTCGTGGACAGAATGGTGGTGTGTACATTGTCACTGAGGACGAAGACGGCGGCAAAGATATGCAACTGCTGTATGAGCATGACTTGTACCTACACGCAGTGGTTATCGCCAAGTCTGGCGACCAAGCTATCATACGTTCCCACCTACCACATGAAGGTATGCGTGAGTTCAGCATCCCACTAGAGCACCTTACTAGTAAGGAAGAGCTACGCAAGCACCTATCTCGTAAGCAGATAATGATCGGTGACTTGAACAAGGCGGTGTACTACTTCATGTCGTGGGTGAAACAGAAACAGATGGAGCTAAAAGCAGTAGTAGCTAACGAACAGTTTGGTTGGGATGAGGATGTAGAGACATTCGTATGGGGTGACTGGGTGTACCGCCCACATGAAGAGCCACAGCCTAACCTACCTGCACAATCTACAGCAGCGTTCATGCCTTATTCTCGACCTAAAGGTTCGCGTGAGCGTTGGCAACAGATTATAGACTTCTACAACCGTCCGGGTATGGAGGCGTACCAAGCGATGATGTGTATGTCGCTAGCTGCCCCGTTGATGCGCTTCACAGGCTTTAACTTAGGTGCAGTCCACTTCCGTACTACCGACTCAGGTCGTGGTAAGACAACCACTGCATACGCGGCTATGTCCTTCTGGGGTAGGCCGAAAGAGATTTCTATGGATGCAAGGGATACGCACAACTCCCACATGCACCAGATGGAGATACTAAAGAACATACCGTTTGTAATAGACGAGCTTACCAACAAGACAGGTAAGTTCCTGTCAGACATGCTGTACGCGGCATCTAGTGGTAGACAGCGTAGCCGTATGCGTCAGAACGGTAACGAGCTACGTACGCGTGGTGAGCCTTGGCACTCGGTACTAATCACTACTGCAAACGACAGCGTGCTAGATGTAATCAGTGCGTACAAAGCGCAACCGGACGCGGAAGCACAGCGACTACTTGAGGTACGAGTACCCGATGCTAAGGGTCTGGATAAAGCAGAGACGGACTCCTTGTACAACGACATACAAGAGAACTACGGTTTTGCTGGTCCTGAGTTCATACAGTACATAGTTGATAGCCCAGACGAAGCACGTGAAGTCGTGCGTATCATGCAGAGACGTTTCGATAAAGCTGCACAGTTGCAGTCTAAGAACCGCTTCTGGTCTGCTGTAGTCGCTACTAACCTAGCGGCGGCGCTGATCGCTAATAAGATGGGCCTGCTAAAGTACGATGTAAACAAGCTAATGGCTTGGTGGCTAACTGAGATCGAAGAGATCAAGGTACGCGTAGAAGACTTCGCTACAGGTGAAGATACTAGCGGTATCATCAGCCGATTCTGGTATGACAACCTGTCACATATCGTAGTGCTCGATGGGCATGAGGATAACCGTGGCGGTCCTAACAATGGCAACGGACTAGATCAGCTAGTCGTACCGTACATATCGCCCAAAGCTAACTTGGTCGGACGTTACGAGCGTAACACCAACACTGTATTTATCAGTGTGTCAGCTATACGTGAGTGGTGTATGCGTGACTCTAATCGCATCAGCTACAGTGACCTACGTAGTAAGGTAGCGAACGAGCTAGGTGGTAAGGTTAACCGCCGTAAGAAGTCCCTAGCTAAGGGTACTATGTACGGTGGCGGTCAGGTCAACGTGTGGGAGATACCCGCAGATAGACTAGACATGGAGTTCCCAGATGCAAAGAGTAGCGCGGATCGGGCAGATAGCGCCTGATGGGGTGCCACTGGACGTTCCGCTATCTCAGTTAAAAGTATCTGAATCCTTCTTTCTGCCTTGCCTAAACACCGACAAGGCTAAGAAAGATGTAGCTAAGCTAGCCAAAGACTATGGATTCAAGGTTTCTGTTCGGGTTCGTTCCGAAAGAAACCTATATGGAATCCGTGTTTGGCGTATACGCTAGAGCATATCCCAAACTGTCAGTGTTCTACTGAACTCCTCATCACTCTGGGCTATCTGTGCAGCTAGTCTAGGGTTGATAGTTACACCGCCACGCATAAGTGCAGAAGTCTTAGCGTGAGAGCGTAGCGAGCGTTTGATACTGTCGAGAGTAATCTTAGCTTCTGGGTGCTTAGCATTGTACTCGTTGATATCGTTTAGGATATCAATGTACGCGTCTACGTCACCTATGCGTGTCGCTATGTACAGCTTCTTACGAAGATCAGTACTCTGCTTAGATAGTGCTTTCTGTACACGTGCGTTACGTGTGTTGATCGCACTCTGTAGCTGGTAGCGGCTAGGTGCGAAACCTGCCAACTGTCCAACCAACTCCATAGCATCGAAGTCTTCAACGATAGGGTCTTTACGTGCAGTCAGTGCACCCTCATCTGCGTAGCGCAGTGTCTTAAGCGGGTTACGCATAGCTGCTGGTAGCATTTGCTCGAAGCCTGTCTGTACCTGACCATCGAGTATCTTACGTGCACCACGCTCCATACCAAACGCTAGGCTTAGTACTGGACCACCTATCTGCTCAAGCGCACTCTGCAAGAACATCTTGTCGTCGTTCATGTACGGGTCACGGAAGATTAGGTCGGACAGACCCATACGAGAACCTGCACTCCAACCAGTCAAGGCGTTGATACCACCGTTAAACGCAAGCTCACCTGTAGCTTTACGCACCATAGTATCCCAATCGTCCTCGTCCTCGTCCTGCAAGAACAGATCGTATAGCGTCCCAAGAACACCGAACATCGGCAGACCGTGGACACCTGCAAGTGCCGCAGAACCAGCGGTAATGTAGCCAAGCTGTTTAGCCGCTAGAGCCTTATCCTTACCGTACACTGCGTTCTTAGCCAACTTGCTCAGCATGTAGATCATGGTAACGCCGTAGCGTTTGAACAAGAAAGCTACACGACCAACATCGTTGTGCGCGATACGTGGTGCAGATGCAGCGTTAGCCGAGCCGTTGGTCAACTCGACTACATCTATGGCTTGCTGTGCGGCAGCTTCTAGCTCAGCCTGAGTTACTTGACGTTTCTCTTTAGCCGCCTTCTCACGAATGCTATCCACTTCGAGCTTGTATGCCATAGCAAGACCAACCTGACGGTTGAACCGCTCTGCGTGGTGGAACATCCAACCAGAGATAGCATTGATCTTGTTGCCCATACCCTCAGTGTTGTCTAGGTCCAAGATATCGTATGCAATCGAACGGTTAAGCTGACCTTCTCTACTAGCGATATCGACTAGCACCTGCATATCTTCTGCAAGTTGTGCTGTCTCTTTGTCTCCAGCTTTCCTAGCCTTCTCTGCCATAGCTTTGTAGTCATGGTTATCTAGGCCCGGAAACGCCTTGGTAGTGTACTTCTTCGTAGAGCCATCAGCTTGTGGTACTTCAATCACACGGTCACGACCACTGCCAGCGAACAATCGGCTAGCTGTACCTAGCGCACTGAAGCTGTTCTTGATGCCGTAGGTAGCGCCTAGGTACGGTGCAGTAACCATCGGGAGCTGCGACATATTGATGATAGCCGCCGAAGCGTTAAGGCCAAGAGTCATGTGGAAGCCGCCAGCGGTAAGCGCCTTAGATATACGACCTACGTTTGGTGAGCGTGCATACTGTGCAGACTTACGTAGTGAGTATATGAAGTCATCAGCGCCTTCGACGTTTCTAATATCGTCTGGTGCGGTGCGCCCTGTTAGGCCAGTAAGCTCGCGCTGTACTTCAGCTAGCTTAGAACCATACTCCATCTGTGTAAGCTGACGTGCAAGTCCTGCTGTCTTTCTACCAAACACGTCGATCATGTCAGTGTGGAAACCCGGAGTACCTTTACGTTTAACAAACGAGCGCATGAAAGACTGCTCAGGCATAGCCTTGAGGAACAATTCAGCAACTTCACGCTTCATTTCAGGTGAGGCGTTGTTGGTATCCAGTGCCTGCTTCACGTTCAAGAAGAACTCAGTAGGTGGCACCTTCTCCATGCTGTTGATCTGTGCACGCATATACTCGCTGATAGACGCACCATCTACTTCGGCTTCGGTCTTGAGCTGCTTGATAGCTTCAGCACGCTCGGCTTTAGTTTCGTAAGCTTCTACGTACTCTTTGCCAGCCTTGTCCTTGAAGTAAATCCAGAAGTCGCCTTTACGTTCCAGCGGGAAGTACGGCTCGATACGAGATACCTTGTCTATAGCTGCACGCAACTGCTTAGCTAGGCGCTCGTTAGTTACACCGTCCTCGTCTGTAGCAACAGCGTCGATGTGTCCAGAGATCAGCTTCTCGATCTGTTTGCCGTATTGGCTGTAGGTGTCACGCATCGTTACGTACACCTTGTCACCGCCTACAGTCTTAAGCTCCTGCAATGCACCCTGCATGGCACGCCATGCGTCCATCTTCTCTCTGTCTGGCGCGTAGGTATCTTTACCCAGCTTGATACGGTACTTGTTCTGCGCTTGGGCTAGAGTCAGCGTTGGGTCTACCTCTGCCAAAGTAGATTCGGCTATCAGCGTATTCAGCAATCTGCCGTGGGTCTTGCCGTGCTTAGCCTTCCAGTTACCAACCTGCTTAACAACTACCTCATTCTGAGCGTTGCGGTTGTTCAGTGCACCACTCTGCTCACGCGTCAAACGATCAAGCTTCTGTGCTACAGGCGCAAGGCTAGGCCACTTCTTAGCCATGTCAGCTACAGCGTTAAGCGGCTGTACGTACAGCATAGCCTTACGTGCAAGTGTAGGTAGCTTGTCGATCATGTTGCGGATGAAGATACCGCGAGACGGTGTGTACTCGCGTAGTATGTTGCCACTGATCTCTTTAGCTAGGTTCTTAGCTATCTCATCAGGATCGCGCTTAGATCGTGCAGAGCCTTCTGGCAGTACGCTAGCTTCTTTAAAGTGGCGTGGGGCAGGTGCCATGATCGCTTCAATCATTGCATCCAATTCGACCTTAACGGGATCGAAAATCTCTTTTGTAGGTAGGCCGAGCAAACGGCGAACCACATTAGCAGCGCCCAGCCAAAAACGGTCTGCGGCAGTTACCTTGCCAAACTTGTCGAGTGATACCTTAGCCAGCTTGTTCTGGAATACAGGGTTAGAGTACGCCTCTGCAACGAACTCTAGGAACTGTGCAGTGTTGTACTGCTCATCAGAATCGAAGTCTTTACGGTTAAGACCATCTGCACCGTACTCACCTTCCAGTACTGTATCGTTACGCACCTGATCGAACAGGGTACGTAGCTTCTTAGCAGCAGGTGTACGCATCATAGCGATCTCTTTGACCGTAGCCGCGTGCACCATTTCGTGTAGTAGGGTCAGGCCGTTGAGCGAGTCGCTGGCGATGAAGATAGTGTTAGTGTAGTCACCCGTATTCTGAGGTGAATTAGTGGCTACATAATAACCAGCTACAGCGTTACCGTTGGAATCGACTGCATTCGGTACGTACTTACCTATGTTGTCTACTACGCGTACTTTAGTAGCGCCTACGTTCTGTGCCAGCTTCTTAGCCGCGTTGCGGATGAAACGATTAGCACCACG